ATGCACCTAAAATAAACCCATCGTCAGGACAAAAACCTTAGTTGGTCAGCAAGAATGCCATCGGGACATTCTTACGAGTCAACTGTCGTCGCCAGTTATTGGCGGCTTGCAAGTCGGCAATGATCTGCTGTCCAGAGTTGCCGGTTGCCGTACCGTTCAAGTTAGTATGACCGAACGGATGAATGAGCCAAGTTTTGCGAGTCCAAATTTGCTCCTCACCACCACCGTGACCGGCAGTAGCTTCGCGAACAATTTCGGTCGGAGTTGGAGGAGTCGCTTGACCAAAACCGATTGCACCTTGACCAAATAGAATGGTCAGGTACTTGTTGCCCGAAGTCGTACCCGGAATGACCGGCAGCGAATCGTCAACAATCACTCGCTTGCCCATAAAAGTCGGGATCAGCAAAGTACCTTGGGAATCGCGAATGAAGTCAATGTCGTCGAGGTCCACCATCTGCTTGTAAATAAATGAGTGAACGGCGAGAGCGGTCAAGCTATCGACCGAATCGCCCATCGTGAACATCGTATTGACGAAAGCGGCGCGGGACCAGCGAGTAGAAGCACTCTGAGCGCCGGTGGATTCAGCAGCGATGCTGACCACCATATCACCAGCGGTGCCAGGAGCGCCAGCGGCAAAGTTACCAGCGACATTGGCAGCGTAAACGCCGCGAGCGGTCGCGATAACTCGGCGTTGCCATTGACGAAGCCAGTATGCCTCGATTCGAGAGCGAATTCGAGTCATCGGATCGGTCGTAGCCAGTTCGGTCGCCAGATCCATCGAGGACCAGCCTTGGTTGAGGTAGTTCTTTCGGCAAATTTGTTCATCCTGAACAATCTTGCGAGGAGAAGCGAGAGTCGCTTGATCCGAACTGGTATTGGCTTCGTCCGACATGGTAATGTCGCGCCAGAACGGCAGTTCGCCAGTTCGACCAGCCGCAGCAGCGACTTCGTTGAACAGGCTGGTTTGAACCACGGCACCTGATTCAACAAAAGCGGTCTTTTCTGGGGTGTTTTCGTTCGGAAGATCATTATAGACGATAACGTCCATAATGTCGGCAAGTTGCACAGTAGGCATTACTTAAATCCTTATTTGGTGAGAGTATCGCGTTTTAGACGCTCGTATTCTTGGGGGTTTTCCTTGCGAATCTGAGACAATTCAGATGCAGAAAAATCGGTGAATTTTTTGCCTTGCGTCGAAACTTTCGCGCCTCCGACATTACCGTGACCACTGGCACCTGTCGCTTTGCTGCCGACGATTATAGCACCGAAGGCTGGATTTGCAACAAACTCCTTTTGCAAATCATCAATGCTACCAATCGACAATTCGCCATTGGAATCTAATACTCGGATTTTTGGTAAATCCTCGTTCATGTCAGCTTTAAGGCGAGCTTTGACATGAGGCAAAAGTAAAGTGGCAGCATTGGCATCAACACCAATCTTTCCTGCAATTTGATTCGCGACTCGATCCAATTCAGCTTTGGCAACAGCTTCGCGGTATCGAGTAAGTTGATCGCTTTGTTGCTTTTGCATTTCAGCGATCTTTGTTTCGAAGGATTTTTGAATGGAAGAAATATCACCCGACTTACGGGCTTTTTCCAGTTCGGCTTCTTCTTGAGCCTTTTTCAAAGCGTCCTGTTGGCCTTTGATTTCATCTTGAAGTTTCTTGAGCATCGATTCGGCTTCTTGGCGAAGTCGCTTTTCATGCTCCTTGGCATTCAGGAGAGCGGCGGGGTCTTTCTCGACAACATAACCTTCAATGTCAAGTTTGTAGTCATTTCCTTCTTTGATATACAAAGACTTCAGACTTTCATCGAGAGATTGAAAATCGGAATCGGAAATTTTAGCTTTCAGTGGCATAGGTACTACCTTTCGTGGTTACTAACCAATTAAACAACAGTTGGTTCATTTGCCGGTGCCGAAGTGGCAACAGGCTGAATCTGAACCGCATTTTTCATTTCCATGTCAGCAACGATTGCTGCTCTGGCCTCATCGTCATTGAGAGTCGCAATACCTGAACGACGAAGTGTTTGGCGAAGTTCGGTGAAGGCGATTCCCGCGCCGTTGTAGCATTCTAGCAACCAGCGAATTTCTTCGGCAGTCAGGGCAGTCAGATCAAAGTTTTTATTGAGAGAGAATTCAACTTGGCCTGAATTACCCACAAAGGATTGGCAGTTTTCCAAGCTGGCAATGATTGCCAACTCGACGTTATCTGCGATATTGGTCAACACCGAAGTTTCAGAAGCATTTTGAATCTCAGCTTCGGTCGCGGTCTGCTGAACCTTTCGTTGTTCTACAAGTTTTGCCCCCAAAGCCACCATCTGCTTTTCTTTATGGCTCAAGGCTTCATAAGCAAGTGTATTCGGAGCTACCTGAAGGAGTTTTGCATCTGCATTTGGTGGGAGTGGAACCGAGCCTCTTGCCCCGAGGTAAATCGTCCCGCCCAGAATCTCAGTCACCCAACTTTCGGTCAATCCGATAAAGACCGGAGTTGGCTGACCAAGCATGAAAATAGATTCTTCGTAGTCAGCCGAGTTCCGGTAGTGAGCAATGTTCAAAATCGCCATGTCGTAAATCGGAGGCGAATCGACTTTCGCGTCGTTATTTTCCGAACCAATAAATTCAAACGGGATCTCAGTTAGCGGATTACCGTCAACGTCTCGAACTATAAATTCTTCAACGGCGACATTTTCTTTATCGGCAACATTGTAAAGCCTAATTCGGCAAACGCCTTGATATAAGTCGATAACACGAAACTGCTCGTAAACTTCGACTTTGAAAGTATCTTCCAGTCGCTCCTCGAAGTATTCGCGAAGAATTACCATCGTGAGCTTTTCCTTGCCACCGATGATCTTTGTCTCCCAGTTCACAATGTCCCAAGGAGCAAAGAAGCGAATCGTGGGCTGAACATTTCCGCTGCGAATGTCGGCAACACTGACAACCGATTCTGTTCGCGGATAATCGCTGAGTAGCCCACAGCGACCGTAAGCGAGCGTGTGATAGCAGCAAGTCTTGGCAAGTTGCGATAGGGTCAGTCCCTTGCCGTCCGCATTGCTTTCAAGCGGCTGAAGGTTTTCCGGCAATTCCACAACAGGGGCTCGCAAGAAAATATGCCCGACCAAACCTTGAACGGTTCGATTGGTGACGTTGTAAAACATCGCCCGTTGCAAGTAAGTCTCGTACCTAGAAACGTTATCCTCGCTTTTGTCGCTCGGATTTGGCATCGGCAGATACTTTGTCGTCTTGCGTTTCACAGCGTATTCGCCAGCAAGAACGTCCCGAATCAGTTCGTACTTGGGAAGAAAATAGCTCAATTCTTCCCGAGGCTCGCTAACCAAGTTGGTTGCCGAGTAAACTGAAATTGTGTCAGAATAAGAAAGGGACATGATTGTTACCTTGCGAATTGCACTTTAATTTTTTCAGCAAAACGGTTATTTGCCTTCAACACTCGATAACGAACAGCATCGTAAAGATGGTCCTCGCTATCGGTATCAACATCGTCAGGGACTTTTGAATCTCTCGGCAAAGCGGGCAAAGTTTCAATGCAAGCCTTGCAGTTTCGCATAAAGTAAATGCCGGGCTTTTCTTTTACCTTTGAAGCCTGAAGCCGATCTCGAAAAAGTTGCAAACCGTTGAGCCGCGAACCTGGCGACTTATCGCACTCAGTCCAGCGAATTCCTTGGTCTGCCATCAACTTCTCAATCGTATCGACTTCACTTTCCCGAACATCGCGAATCGAGTTGTCGGCTGGTCCTGGCATTGGAGTTCTCGCAATCCATTGCTCTGACTTCAAAGCGGCTTCAATTCGCAGAATCTCGCGAGCCGTATCTTTGGCCGACATTCGATTTCCGCGATTGGTTCCGATTGCTTCAGTTCCGTAAAGTTCCTGAATGGCAATCAGACTACCTCGAACCGGATTGAATTTCGAACCGTTTGGCAAAGTAACTTCTTCGCCGTTCGCCTCTGCCCACCAAATGCAAGCGTGAGGCTGGCTCGAACCCCAGTCGAAAGACCGGTCAATCAGCCAGTTCGAAGGAACTTTGAAACGATCAACAACGTGGACGTTGTTATACCAAAGATCATCAATCGCTCCACCGGAATTTACAGCCCAGTCGCCCTTAATCCAGGCAGCGTAAAGATTAGGGTTATTTTCGCAGAGTTCCATCAAACCGGCGCGATAGACCGAATCCAAATATGGGTTTTCGAAGAAGTTACCAAAAATGGCAACTTGAGTTCGGATAACCTCAATGTCTTTGTTGTGCAAGCTGTCGTGCATCACGATCTTTCGCTCAACAATCTGACCGGCAGGGGCAGGATCAATGAATCGTCGCTTGACCCAGTTGTGTCCCGGTCCATTGGGATTGGTCGTGCTAAAGACTTCCAGCGGAATCGGAGGGAGAGGATTGCCGTCACTTGTCAGATAGCGAACTTTGCCGCTATTGAGAGTTTTCGGCGTATTTTGCTGCGAGATAAATGAACTTCGATTGACCGACATAAACTTGTCGTAGAGATCGGCAGTCGGCTGCTTGGTTAATTCGTTCCACCCAATGAACGGGTATTCGTGACCGTGAAACGAATCGTAATCGTCGATGGTTTTAACGTGCCGCAGCAGCAATTCTTCGCCGGTCGGCCAAACCCATTTGTAATCGTTCGCTGACTTCTTCCATTCGCAACCATCGTCGAAACGGGGAAAGAAACGATTACCCTGAGCAACCAAGTCAGAAAGGTTTTTGAATTCGCGGTCGAAGATAACCCCGCGCCAGAATGAACCGTACCCCATGCCCACACGCTTGCGGAATCGCATCAGTTGGGTAATCGTCTTGCCGGGACCGCGAGCGCCATGAAACAGAGTGTGATGGGCTCTTGTATCAATCGCGAAAGACTGAGAACTGTTGGGGATTGGTTGCCAAACAACTTCAATCGGAATCTTTTTCTTTTGAATCATATTCGATTGAGGTTATTGCTTTTTGCTGATTTAAGAGTCTGTTTCTCCATTCATCGTCATCACCATTGTCTGAAATAACCATGACCCGTTGAATCAGGTTATTCTGACTATTGTTATTGACGATCTGAGGCTTCTCGATAAAGCCTCGGACTTCGGCATAAAGCCGCATCAATTTACCGTAGTTCTCATCGTCAGGAGAATTTTGAGCGCGGTCCCAAATCGAGCGAGCCGCATCGGCCTTTGTTGGCAGAAAGGCATCTTCGCCATGCTCTGCCACAAGCGATTTCTGAATCTCAAGGACTTTCGAGTCTCCCGGCCAATGCTGGGAAATGTACGCGCATCTCCCAACATCGCCAGGATAAATCGAACTTGCTGCCGCCCATGTTTCTTTTGGGTGATAAAGCAGATATTCAGCGAATTTACGCTTATCCTCTAGCTCGTTCGCAAAAGTAAATGTAGGTGGCGTGAAAGCGTTCATTTACGTTCCGAAAGCAATCTTTCGATATGCTTTTCGTAAATCTGGCAAGTATTTTGCATTTCTTCTTGATACGTTTCTCGAATATCCTTCAAGTTTCGCTCAAACGTATCCAGTTGGCGTTTTACCGTCTCGTCAAATTTTTGCTGAATGTCCGGCAATCCGTAAACAATCAGATACCAAGCCAAACCGCAAAAGCCAGCACTAGCGCCTGCCTGCACCCACCCCTGAACGTCCGAGTGACTGCCGGGAATCATTGCCGGGGGTGTTGCTGTTGCGACTTCTTGAATCAATCCGAATAGAGAAAAGAAAAGATCCATCC